CACAATATCCAGAATACTGGCCGGGCTATAACTATGCCGCTAAGATGTATGACAGCATCTTGCCGCATACCCGGCCAGACATTTACCCTGCACATCTTCTCAGCGTGCGAGCTCCGAATCAGACCGATGCACAGGCTGAATACATCAGAGCCAATTACAAGCCCACAACACTCAGCGTGTTTGAGGACTTCAAGGCTACGATTAGTCGTGCGTTCGCAGATCAGAACTGGAGCATCCGATACAGCCAAGAGCTCGAGCCAATCTTTGGTCAAGATACTTTCCAGCGTTTTGTGAACGAAGAGATTGCAAAGTTTGGATCGCTTGAGATGTTCATCAAGACAATGGTGCCGACATTAAAGCTGATTGATCCCAATGGCATCATTGCAATCGAGCCTGATGACATCGACACAGTAATGGATGAGGAAGGCGAAGAGATTGTCTCTAATGAGCTGATTCGCCCGATGCCGGAATACTATTCTTGCAAGAGCATAGTTGGTCAGCAATTTGGCGAGTATTACATGGTCATCACTGATGACAGAACGGAAGTAAAGGTCGCAAGCAAGACTGAGAAGAGTGGCCTTGTTTTGGAGATTTATGATAACATGAACATCTGGAAAGTTTACCAGATAGGCAAGAAATCAGACATGACCTTCAGCGAGCCAGTGCTTTACTTCGCTCACAATCTTGGCTATGTGCCATGCCACAAGCTTGAAGGCATGCCGCAGCTTGTAGGTGGTCACATTGCCTTTCAATCGCCATTCATCACAGCGGTGCCATTGCTCGATCAGGTTATTCTCGATGAGTCATACTTGCAAATCAGCAAAGCCACAAGTGCCTTCCCTTTCATGGTGGCCCTTGGTGAGATTTGCGAGTTCGTGGATCGTGAAGGCAACAAGTGCCAGGACGGCCAAATCTTTGATCCAATCAATGGCGGTTACAGGACTTGCGGTTCATGTAACGGGTCCGGAGTGAAGTCAAGATTTTCGCCTACTGGCATGCTTTTGATTAAGCCAAAGACATCATTGAGCGAGGGTGACAGTTCCCTCAGCGGTGAATACTTGAAGTTCGTTTCACCTCCAATGGATACTTTGACATTTTTGCGAGGCGAGATTGAGATGCAGATGTCCAAGGCAAGAAGAATATTGCATTTGCCTTCATCAGATGAAGCCTCAACTATTGGCGAGGCATCGACTGCAACAGGATCATTGAACAAGGTGCGTGCGCTGTATGCATTCATTAAGCCTATCTCTGACCAGATATTCAACTTGTATGAGTTCTGCTTGGTGACAATGGGGAAGATGCGATATGGCGAAAACTTTGGAGGGGTGAACTTGGTTTATCCAACAAGCTTCGACATCAGCACGCCATCCGATTACTTGTCAATCATTAGCGAAGGCGTGAAGGCTGGAGTGCCTCCATCAATCACATTCAGCAACGTGTACAACTACATTAGAGCGATTCACTATACTGACGAGGAGACCTCAGCAGTTTACGATCTTATCATCAATGCCGATGAGTTGCTCTTAATGAGCAGTGCAGACATCGTGGCAAGGATTGCTAATGGCACGGTTGAGCGTTACCAAGATGTGATTCACCACAGTGCACCTCAGCTCATCATGGAATTAATTCGCAACTTCATCCCTACTGAAAATGCGCAAAGATTCATCGACCTTCCAATGGGCGAGCAAGTGGCAGCACTTAACCGATTGGCATCCGAGCGTGTAGCAGTTAAATTGGACCCGATACAACAAGCACAACAGGACCTACTGAATGGCATCATTTGATTCCTTAGTCCGCGATAAGATTAGGTTATTCGAGGAAGTTCCAAAGCGACTCGAGACGGCAGCAATTAAAACTCAGGCAGAGGCATGGCGCAAGATCAAGCCTCTGCTTGAGGATATGGATGTAAATGCTGATGGCAACATTGAGCAGACAGAGGACAACATCAGGCGAATCGGGTTGATATCAGACGAGCTCAAGAAGGTACTTGCAGGCAGTGACTATCGCCAAGCCGTAAAGGACTTTTTGGATGCCATCGATAAGGGCGTTGTGCTGACCAATGACATTGCCAGAACATTCGAGGAAAGCTTTGAGCCCAATGAGGTGCAGAAGCAATTGCTTCAGATATCCAAGCAGAATGCAATCAATGCATTCTTTGGAAGCGGACTCGATCAGCGATTCACTCAGCCATTCCTTGAACAGCTCACAACAAATATCGCAGCAAGGGCCCCACTAAGAGAGGCAGTAAATGCATTGGAGGGATTGGTCACCGGCACGGAAGCCAATGATGGAAGGCTGCTTGCCAATATAAAAACAACAGCAACCACAGCACAGGCCGTTGCGGATAGAAGCTATGCAGCAGCGGTAAATGATGAGCTTGGCTTGGAATGGTTCGAATACCTTGGCGGTGAGATACCAACAACACGGCCATTCTGCGAGCATCGCGAGGGTGGCATATACCACAGAGGCGAGATTGAAGCATGGGGAGCTGGGAAGAATTCTGCTGGAATAAATGACATCAGGAACGGCACATGGGCTGGGCGCATTGATGGCACAGATAGTAAGTCGATATTTACTTTCGTAGGTGGCTGGAACTGTCGACACTATCTTGTGCCAGTGCCTGATCGCAAAGTGCCTGAGAGTGTCAAGGCAAGAGCAAGAGCAGAAGGATTTATTGATTAATTAAATTTAATTACCTTTGTTTAATGAGACACCTTATTCTAAGTGATGGCCGTATCATTCAAGCCTCTGATATGGTGGCCGAGCACCTGATAAAAAAGAAAGGCGCACGAGAGTTGACATTGCAACCAATTAACACACCTACAATATATGCCGATCAAACCGGAGGAAGCACTGGAGATAGTGAACTTCCTAAACCTAAACGAAGCAGAAAACCTGGAGGAAGCGAAGGAAAAGTTTCAGGAGAACTGGGTAAACAGCAAGGAGCTAAACGACAAGCTCGGAAAGATTAATGGAACAATTGCTCACGTTGCTAAGAGAGCATTTGAGCCCTTCGGAGTTACGCTCACTGAAGAAGATTTCAAAGACAAGAAGGCGCAAGATGTCTTACGCATGGCCTCGGAGCGTGCTCGTGATGCTTATGAAAAACAGCAAGAAGAGTGGCAGCAAAGAGCTGACAAGTCTGGAAGCGAAGAGCTGGTGAAAGAGTGGGAGAAAAAGCACAAGAGCCTTGAGAAGAAACTGACTGAGGTTGACACTGCACGCCAAGAAGCAATCAACCAATTCGAGCAGTTCAAGAACAAGATGGTTGAGGAGCAAAAGCAAAGCAAGATCAACCATACTTTCGAGCGCGAGCTGTCATCCATCAAGCTTGATCCTTCAGTAAATGAATTCACCATCAAAGGCTTCAAGGCTACCATTGGCGAAAAGTATGCAATCGACTTAGAAGATGATGGCAACATTTATGTAAAGGACCGCAACAGCGGTGAGCGATTGAAGAGCAAGGAGAAGGCTGGCTCATTCCTCAACTTATCTGATGTGCTACTTGCGGAAGCAACTGCTGCCGGTATCATCATGAAGAATCCATCAGCAGGGCAAAGAGTGCCGAGACCAGGTGCGCCAATGATGCCGCAATTGGAAGGGCAATCCGATAAGAAGATCAAAGGCATCAACCCAAGATTCTTCAGCAAATGACACTGAAAAAAGCAATTGACATTCTTGATCAGCATCATTCTTGGCGGCAAGGATTTCACGATAAGATGGTAACTGCAAACGATCTAACCATTGCAATTGCTATAATTTTGCAAACCTTAAGAGAGCTAAAGCATGCCAATGTATGAGGGCTATAATGTAACTGCATCAGACCGTGCTGACAAGAAGTACAAGGCGGTTGATGAAGATGGCAATGAGATCCACTTTGGTGCATCAGGCTATCGCATCAATCCTGGCACTGATGCAGGCAATAATTACTGCGCAAGAAGCAACGGCATTCCATCGCCAAGAGGCTCGGCCAATTGGTGGGCTCGCCAGCTTTGGAGCTGCGAAGGCAGAAGGTCAGTAAATGACAAACCTTTTTTTGGTAGAATCGAATTGCCTTAATATATTTGTCAAAGTTTCATACATCAATATGATTTGGGCGAAGGGCTGGCAGGGATGCTGGCCCTTCATGTAGATAGTTGTTTTGTTTCATTGTTCTTTTTTGTCAGAGCCAGCAGCAATGCTGGCTTTTTTTATTTATCTTTGCATCTCTATGATGATGTAGTGAGTGCCAACTTATCGGCACAAAGTAGGCGCAACTTTCGGCCTTTATAACTGAAAGCAATTCCAAACTACATTTTAATCATGTCTATATCTCGCATTCTATCGGAGTGTCCTAATGTGCAAATGTCACTTAGCGAACTCTTTATCGAAGTTGGTCAGCGTGAGCAATTGCCTTTCTTAGAGTTTTTGCTTTCACCTGAAAACACTAAACTAATCCGCACTGAGGTTTCTCCAGGAGGTGGAAAATTAAAAACAGTTGAAGCTCGTTGGATTCAGCGTTTGCCTGAAACAGAAGTTGAAGAGGGTGGCGATATCCTTACATGTACTTCAACCAACAACTACGGTGACAGCACAACAACTTACACAGTTGATACAACTGACACTTACACTGCATCACAGTTAATCAATGCTGCTGACATCGCTCGCCATTGCCAAGAAAACTCTCGCTATGTGCTTGAGTCGGTTATGCGTTTGATGGATGTAATCGACCGCAAGGTTGCTTCTGCTGCTGCTGTTCAGGCTGTTGCTGACATCGGAAACTGGGGCACTGAAGTTGAAGGTTACTACACTGTAACTGGTGACTGCTTGCAAATTGCTACTCGCCAGACTGGCGGTCAAGCATTGAATGAGTTCGCACTTGCTGACATCCTTCAAGCAACTCGCATGGCTAACTATCCAGGTGCGCCTGTGGTATTTGGTGGTGCTGAGATGCAGCGTTATGCTAATGCTGTGCAAGCTGGTTGCTGCACGCAGTTCGGCATCGACTTGTTGGCTATCAGCCAGCAGAACGGATTCGGCTTTGCTTACGATTCTCGCGTTGCTGCTGCTCAAGGTTCACAGCTTAAGAACTTGGTGACAACTGCCGGAGCAATCCAGTGGTTATCATTCAACTTGGCTGATTGGAACACAGGCATCACTCCTGTTGCTGGATCAAACTACTCTAAGACTTTGGTGTTCACACCTGCTGGAGTACCAGTTGATTTGACAATGAAGGATGACTGCGGAAACTTGTCAATCGTGTTGACTACAACTGGAAAGATTGTAACTCTTCCGACTGACATCTACGAGTCTTCTGACAAGTATGCTGGTGTTAACTATGTTAACTGTGTTCAGATTGCAAACCCGTAATAGGGTCGGTAGGTTTACTCTCGCAAGCCGATGAGGACTTATTGACCCAGAGCGGATTAGATAATCTAACCACGCAATAAAGAAGGGCGGCTAAATGGCCGCTCTTTTTTTTATCTTTGTAAAAACTAAAAAGATGTGCATTGAATCACTTGTAGGATTAAGAGACTGCGAAGGCTTTGAGCCATCGACAGGGCTCTATATCGATGATCTCGGAATCAACACTACATTCTTGGGCCAGCTAATCACTGACCAATACAACAACGGTGCTGAGTTATTTGCAGACAAGCGAGCCTTTGCATGGCGCAAGCTTTCATCTGATGTGCTGACTAAGCTTAGCCCGATGATGAAGAGCGACACTGTGATTGAGGGGCGAAGGATTGGACAAGTTTTGTCCAATTACATAAACATGCAGACTGCACTTGGTGCCGGCAATTATGCAGGCATCAGATTGAAGATTGATCCTAATACCATATCCTACCTTAACTTTTACTTAGCGGACATCAACATCGCAATCACATCTGGGAATACCAATGTACCGATCTTGATTTTCGACATGACAACAGGCAAACTGCTTGAGTCATTCACTTACTTCCAAGGCTCCGTTGACCAGTACCTTGGAAAGACATTCACCTCAGCACGGCGCAAGATGGACATTGCCATCGTGTATGAGTCCACCATGAATGCTGTGAAGTTCACGCCAAAGAAGGGTACTTGCACAAGTTGCGGAGGCGGTCCAAAGGAATCGCACATCTGCCCTTTTGTGGATGCGATCGGCATTGAGCTGACAACAGATGGCACGAATGTGCTGACAAGCAAATCGAGCAAGTACACCGCTGGCATGAGCATCAACTATTCAGTGAGCTGCGACCGCCAAGGATGGATCTGCTCGATTGGTGGCACGATGGCCTTGTCATTAGCCTATGCCACAGCGGTTGAGATTTACAACTATGCGCTCACAGTTAGCCCGAATCAAAGGGTGAACACAACTGTCATTGTGAATCGTGGGTCTAACAAGACCGAGTTGCAAGAGGGCCTAATGGCAGCAAGAGATATCGCAGCTTCAAGATATGCAGACGAACTTAGTGCGATGTTGCAGAACATGCGCCTGCCTGATGACACGCACTGCTGGGATTGTAGGCGCAACATGAAGTACGTCACAGCACTTCCATAACATGCCGACACCTGCCGAAATTCAGAAGAGTCTTGATAACTTGTATCAGGGATTTACATCAAACTTTACTGTTTTGTATGCACCTGTTCGAGAATTAAAGCGCATCATGTTCAAGCGGATCTTTGGCACAGGCTCATCAGGAGGAAGCAATACAGCAGGCGAGAAATTGCCTACCAAGCCATACAGCACAACGCCAATTTATGTAAGCCCTCGCAGCCTAAGAAATGCACCATCGAAATTCAAGGTCGGCAAGAGAGGTACGCCTATTAAGTCGCTTTTCTTCCCAGGCGGTTATGCGCAACTTAAGCAAGGTACATCTGCCAAGCTTCCATTGGAATTGACTGGAAGATTGAAAGGTGGATTCTTGTCGGAGGAAGTAATCACAGAAGGCTTGGAAGCTGCAATTGCTTTGCCTGGATCTGAGACTGGCAAGGTCGATGGTCTTGAGGCTATGTACGGCACTATCTTTCTGCCGACCAAGGAAGAGCAAGAGGCAATGCTTGAAGAGCATGCCATCCTACTTGCCGAACAAATAACCAACGCAATGAAGAAATCATGAATCTACTTTCTACCATACTGGACAGACTCAACCAACGCATTGAGGTTGGCAATATCTTCGATCAGATTTACGGCCTTAGCGAGGCCGTAGGCGAAGGCAATGACAAGGCGTGGGCCTTTTACATTGGCAATGGTCAGGCGATTCCTGTGACGAACTTTGATGCAAAACAGGGCACATTTTTCTGGGCCAAGCGTGGCAAGATCACAGTGGCCAAGAATGACTCTTTGAGACTGGCTGGATGCAAGTCTATTTATGAGACACGCTTTAGCATGACCGCCTATGCAATGGTTCGCAAATCGCATTTACCTTGCGACTCTGCCGATGCGCAGGACTGGGTAGCATCGAGGGTTTTGAGGTTAATCAGCGGAACGGATCCGCAATTCAAGACCGCCATTGGTGTCATCGCTTATGAGGTTGTTCCCAATGGCTACCAGAATGAGATTCGGTACTTGCCAGTGAATTATGAATGGGCCGCTGTTGCGATTGATGTGGATGTAAATGTAAGCACCTCAAGCGAGGACGGCTGCTATGATACTTGCGCAACTGGTGACATCCCTCTGCCAGACTTCGAGCCATGCACGCCATGCCTTACCGAGGTTGCTGTTGATGGCATTACAATAATCGGAAATGGTACGGCAGGCGACCCCTTAATAGCAATTGGTGGCGGTGGTGGTGGCGGTGCTTTAATAGCCTTGCCTTTTACAAATGACCATCTAAGCGCAACGGGCAACGCTTACGCAGTTGGTAACATCGTTTGGTACAATGGCAACGTTTATCGCTGCATCGCTGCGAACGATTCAATATTGCCAACTAATACAAGCTATTGGGTTAATCTTGGCGCAGGATTTCCAACGGTTCAACAGCCCTCAGATTGGAACGCTACAAGCGGCAACAATCAGATATTGAATAAGCCAACGATTCCCGTTTTGCCTGCGACCATTGTTGAAGACGTAACCGCAACCGCGCCACTAAGTTCAAGCGGTGGCACTACGCCTGACATAAGCATAAGCCAAGCCGACACCACAACAGACGGATACCTCAGCAGCGCAGATTGGAACACCTTCGATGGCAAATTCGATACACCAACCGGAACAAGCTCGGACTACTTAGATGGAACAGGCGCACCTCAGCCATTCCCAACCCTTACAAATGGAACGGTTACATCGGTTGCGGCAACAGTACCGAATCCAACAAATCCTGCTTTCAGCGTTGCAGTACCTAACCCAACCACTACCCCAAGCATTGACATAACAGCCAACGGACTTGTAAGCCAGTACGTTCGAGGCGATGGCTCTTTGGCAAATTTTCCTTTAGGCGGTGGCGGTGGCGCATCGGTTAACTATTATCTCAACGGGTCAATAAGTCAGGGCACGATTGGAGGCAATGCTTATTTTCAAATGAGCCGCACTCCAGTTCTCGGAGGTGGCACGGACTTCACACGCACAAACGCGCAAGGCGATGGATACATTGCACAATTCATAACGGATGCAGGCGACCCAAGCCTTTTGGCAATCCCTTCAGGCAATTGGAACTTCGAGACCTACTTCAATGCTTCGAGTGGCGGCGGAAATCCGAGCTTTTACATGGAGCTTTACAAGTACGATGGCGCAACCTTTACGCTAATTTCAACAGGGTCTACAAATCCCGAAGCGATTACAGGCGGCACGGTAGTAGATTTGTATGTAAGTGCACTTGCAGTACCTTCGACAACTTTGCTTGCAACTGATAGGCTCGCAGTACGCATTTTCGTAACTACTTCGGGGCGAAACATTACGCTGCACACTGAGGACAACAACCTCTGCCAAGTAATCACAACCTTCACCACAGGGCTTAACGCGTTAAACGGATTGACCGCGCAAGTGCAAAACTTTGCAACGGGTACAAGTGGAACGGATTTCGGGATTACATCGGCAACTGATACGCACACTTTCAACTTACCAACTGCAAGCGCAAGCAATCGAGGTGCATTAAGTTCAGGTGATTGGACAACATTTAACGGCAAGTTTAACACGCCAACAGGCACAACTTCCGAGTATGTGCGAGGCGATGGCACGCTTGCAACGTTCCCGACCTTGCCAGTTGTGTATAAATCCGCTATTGATACAGCAGGATACGTTGGCAATACAAACACGGTTGTATTTACGCAGCTAATTGCAGCAAATACCTTTGCAGCTGGCGATTTTATTCGCGTTAATTATCGCACAAGAAAATCGGGTACGAACGGGAATCAAGTCTTAAGGGTATATGTAAATTCAACGCCTGACTTAGTTGGTTCGCCTATTCAAATCGCAGCCTACAACGTTGCTAATAATGCGAACTTATACAATCAGATTTTAAGGCACATGGCAATTAAGACCTCAACCAATAATACAGAGGTTGTTATTTTAGCGAGTAACACCAATAACGACTACGGGAATTTCTCAGGGGTTACAACTTGCGCGATAAATTGGACGCTTGCTCGCTACTTTGTTTTTGCTATTCAATCGACCAGTTTGACCGATACCAATTTTGGCTCAATGTATTCAATCGAAAAGCTATGATAAACGTAAACATCACATCAAAGGCTATTCAGTTTTTTTCATCCGTTGCGGATGGCGAAATCGATGCGCAACTAATCGCTCCAAATTGGGAGATAGTGGACGAACAAAGTTTGCATATTACTTGTGAAGCAGGCGTGTATTGCTTTGCGACCACAAGCACTACTTTCAACGATAAACAATTTGATAGTTCGGAAGATGCCATTTCGTATCTGAATAATTTGTAAATTAGTGGGCAAATTTTACAACTATGGCAGGCGTTAAAGTAACCGATTTACCAGCATTAGGAACTGCGGCAAGCGATGACATTATGTACATCGTTGACACAAGCACGAACACAAGCAAGCAGATTGAAGTGCAAAATCTTGTAGGCGGTTTGCCCGACATCGAAAGCGGTGCTTGGAATCCAACGGCTACAAATGCAGGTGGCACGAATCCAGTTATTGGTGTTTTAGCAGGTAACTATTCGCGTGTTGGTACTGTTGTAACTTGTACCTTATTCTTAGATGTGCAGATGGATGGTGCGGAATCTGTTGCTAACTTTACATTGGACTTGCCTATTGCATCAAATTTTGCAAACGCCAAAGATGCCTTTGGAATTATTTCTTATAATAGCATAGGCGATGGAGAATTTCAAGGTTGGAATATTTCTGCCGATGTTGCAGGTAGTCAAATTGAAATGCAAGTAATATCTTTATCAAATAGTGCATCATTTCAATTCATCCAAGCAATCCTTCAATACGTTATAATCTAAATGCGCAGCACCTCGCTACTTGGTCTTAATCTAATCAAGAAGTATGAGGGCTTGCGGCTTAGCTCCTACCTTTGCCCAGCTTCCGTAGTTACCATAGGCTACGGAAGTACACGCTACCCGAACGGCAAGAAAGTAATTTTAGGCGAAAAGCTCGCAAGCGAAAAGGAAGCAACTCAATTGCTACTTGCCACGCTTGAGCCATTCGAAGCGGCGGTAAATAAGCACCTACCGAATATTAATCAATGCCAGTTCGATGCTTTGGTGTGCTTTGCGTACAATGTCGGCACGGGTGCGCTGATTAAATCCACGCTGCTGAAGAAAGCCAAAGCTAACCATGCCGACCCTTCGATACTTGATGAGTTCCTAAGATGGAACAAGGCAGGCGGCAAGGTGCTTGCAGGGCTAACCAATCGCAGACGCGAAGAGGCTAATCTCTATTTCTCACTTTGTAAAGTTTAGGGCGCAATTGCCCCAACACAGGCAATGCTTTCGCGTATTTTAACTCATGCGAAAAGGTGTTACTAAACCAAGGCGAATCATAGACATAATTGTCAAGCATTGGCGTAGCACAATCGGAAGCCTTATGATTTTAGTTTCAATCTTTTTGCTAATCTTCAAAGTCATTTCAACCGAAACCCTTGCGGCAATTGTAGCAACGCTAATCGCAGCAGGGTACATTCCAAAAGCCAAAGACGATGCAGCAAGTTCGTAGAGATACCATCAAGATTGCACGCCATAACAAGGTGAATGTAGACACCATGAGCTGGGAGGTTGCAAATGCCGACACAAGCTTTCAGCAAGCTAATCGTGAAAGCTTCGAGTTCGTCATGGCACAGCCAAAGCCAGTGCGTGAACTTACCGCATTCGATACCATTCAGCCCTGCGATGTATCTTTATACCCAGCACCAACGTACTACACCCTCAAACCTCAGCCTGTAAGAAACACGCAAGATATTGAAGAGCCTATGAACTACGATATACTCCTGAATGGTGTTGTGTTTAGCTTTGCCCTGTGGATGAGTGCGAAATACTTGATGGGTTGCGGTGCTGCCTGGAGCAATTTATTTAATGATCTGCGAAGCGAGCTAAGGGCATAAGGCTTATCTTTGTCTTATGGCATCACTGCACATCCTTGAGGCGAGCATCGACCTCTTCTATGTGATTACCGACAGGGATGGAAACATTGTCACCTCAAATGATTTGTTTCGCGAATACGTAAGTCATATTAAGCCCGGCAATATATTGGACATTGCAGCCAATGACAGTGATCGTGATGAGATGCTTGGAGCAATCAGGAAAGCACAGAGCAAAGCACCGGATCCGATAAGAGTCTATTCCAAGACACGCCAGAAGATGTCATCTGAGCGGTACAACATGTGGAATGTTTACTCAATCATGAACAGCGTGCACATGATTGGCATTCAGTTGGTCGATGTGACATCGATAAGCTCGCATGAACATGAGCGGCAGAAGATCCTTCTGGAAGAGTTTCGCTTCATGTTGAGCCACGAGCTTCGCCAGCCATTGACTTCCATTGGTGGCTTGGTGCAGATGATCATGGAACACAAAGAAATTACAGAGGTAGAGCGCAAAGGGATTATGGAGATGATAGCAGACAGCGTGCAGAAGCTTGATGAAGTGATCAGGCTTCTGGTAAAGAAAGCAACAAGACAGCTATGAATGAAGCACACACCTACTTACCAAGCACTGATGATGAATGTGACGAGCGGCTGGTGAAGGTGCTTGCGGTTTACATCTTAGAAAGGGCCATGCCGCTGAAAGTTGCGAGCCAGATACTGCTTTCAAACTTGCGAAACAAGGATCTTTACATGGTGCGATTTAACGAAGTTATGCAATTTGTAAGCAATGGAACAACCTAACTTAAGCAGGCTTTATTTGGTGACAATTACGATTGTCCTTGCCTTGATGCTGATCAGAACTTGCGGAAGCTTGGCCTCAACCGAGGTTGAACTGGAGCGGCTTGGCAATGCCAATGACGAATACACCATGCGAATTGCTGAGGACTCGGCCAAGATTTACAGCCAGTCGCAAACCATTGTGAGCAGCGAGCGCAAGTTTGCAGAGCTTGAAAAGATAAACAGCAAGCTGGAGATCAAAGCAAGCCAAGCCGTGCAGTACAGGACCAAGACAGTGATTCAAACCGAATTCGAACTTGGTGACACGGTGTACATCGATAGCTTTCCGCATTTGCGCCTGCCAAGATCATTCGGGCGTGAAGGTAAATGGCTATCGATAGGAGGCACGATTAACCGCGTAGGAAGGCTTCAGATTGACTCAATGATAATTCCGGTAGCTTACACTGTTGCCATCGGAGATACGCTTCGTAAAGGCTCTATTTTGAGAAAGCGTGACAAGGTTGTTCGCATTGCAGTCGACAACCCTTATGTGAGCGTGACTGGCATCAGCAATGTTGTGATTCGCCAGGATAAAAAGTGGTATCAAACCGATGCGGCCAAGATTGGGCTCGGGGCGTTTATTGGTTTCGGCCTGACACGCATAAAATAATTGCGTTGATTTTCAGGCACTTGCGTTTTTTTACGCTGGTGGTTTATTGTTTTCTTTGTTTTTCGCTTGCGAATTCAAAAAAGGGGTGTACATTTGCCTCAACAAAACAACGAAACAATCACAGCCATGACAACAACAACAATCAAAGCAGGAACAGTAATTAAAGCGGTAAGCATTTGCGATTCAGAATGCGTATTTACAGCCGAAGTATTAACTCGCAAGGGTGATTTTGTAACCCTTAAAGTAAAAGGGTACAAAGACATTGTACGCAAAAAAGTAAAAGTAGGCTACAATGGCAATGAGTACGTTATGGCTTTAGGTACTTACTCAATGGCTCCAGCATTTTCCTAACTCTCACGGGGGCCCTAACCGCCCCCATTTCTTTCTAAACACTTCAAATCTAAATAATCATGCAAAAACCACTCTCAACAGCAACGACCTTCAAGAATTGGAAGGGCACTGAATTCTTTCACTACAATCACTTAACCGGCACGCTGGTGATGATTGTAAACGATGGCCCAATCAAAGGGCTTTACACTCGCTGCGATTCGCAGGCCGCAAATCTTTCACGCCAGTACCACCGCTCAATCGAGCACGGCACAGCACCCGAGAAACGCATCTATGATCCTTGCGACATGGAAGAATTCCACAACAACTTCGCAATTGTCACTGAGCAGTTGCACTATCAGGCAACAGACGCATTAATTACTAATCTTTAATCCTTAATTTTTTTTAAACATGAAAGCACCAGTAAACAGTTCAACAGGCGGCACACGCCAAATCGCTCCTGAGGGGGCTTATCCAGCAGTCCTAATTCAAATCATTGACAAGGGCACAACCCTCGACGAAAAGTGGGGCAGCAAAAAACGCAAAGTTCAATTCGTATTTGAATTGCCAACAGAGACGGCAATCTTCAAGGAAGAGAATGGTGAGCAGCCTTTCATCGTGAAGACAATCTTCAACCTCAACATGGGCGAGAAGTCATCGATGCGCAAGTTCATCGAATCATGGGCTGGCAAGAAGATGACAGACAAGCAAGCTGGCGAGTTCGAAATCTTCACCCTACTTGGCAAAAGTGCATTGGTTAACATCGCACACAACGGCAAAGAAGATAAGACCTATGCCAACATCATGAGCGTGTCTCCAATGCCAAAAGGCATGCAGTGCCCTCCAGCATATAATGAGCTCCTTGCTTATGATTCAACTGAGCACGATGGCGAAGTATTTGGCAAGCTCCCAGAGTTCATCCAAGAAGACATTCGCAAGAGCGATGAGTGGATTGCTCGCGTAAGCAAGCCTGCAAAGGTTGCCGCTCCGGTATATCAGTCATCTGCAAGCGATTCATTGGATGGCGATCTTGATGCATTATTCTCAAACGACTCAAGCCCTTTCTAACATAAACCAAAAAGCCGAGCCCCACTTCAAAAAGGCTCGGCTTTTACTATGCATACACACATGAACAGCATTGCAAAGATACAAATTCCAATTCAGAATCTATACGCTGCGATAAATTCGCCAAAGGTTCTGCAAGCTCATGCACTCATTGACACCATGAGCATCGATGGCGATTGCTTCAGCGTTTCCAACGTGAGCGATTACAACAACACAAGCCAAGCAATCAAAGAAGCAAACGATGCCATTAAGGCCATCGAGGAAGCTCGCAAGATTGTCACCATCCCGATCGACCAGTACAAGAAGCAGCTCATGAATATCGAGCAAGAAGCAACCGAGCCTCTCAGAGCCTTCATCGCATCGGCCAAGTCCAAGATGCTGGAGTACACAAACGAGCTGGACCGCAAGCACGAAGAAGATCAGAAGCGCATAAAAGAGCAAGCCAAGTCAATGGCCGCCCTAACCGATGAGCTCGCTGAGGTTAGTATCCAGCACAGCCACATCAAAGGCATTCGCTCCATCCGCAAGGCTCGCATCAATGGCGAAGTGGATTGGGTGACAGTGCTTGGCGTGCTGTTCTCATCAGGGAACCTTAAGCAACAAACCTTGCTTACTGGCTTGCCAAAAGCAATGCAAGAGCTCGGCGTGGAGCAGATCGCCGGCATTGAGATTTACGAAGAAAAAATTCAAACTATAACACGATGAAAACACCAGTGCAACAACTAATAACCGAACTAAGACAATTGCATCCCGAATTCTTTGACGTGCATACCGACAAAGGCAGGCAGTTCCTGAACAACTTTCACAAGTACATTGCAATCGAGAAGGAATTGATAGTGGATACCTACAACGAAGGCGCACTCGATGGCTTGCAGTTAGGTGAAGAATACTACAAAATCACATTTAAGCCATTAGATTATGACACGCGATGAATACATCACCTACCCAGCCGTGAGTGCAAGCCGCATCAAGCGGTTCTACACGGGAGACATCAGCTATGCAAAGGCATCGCTGAACTATGGCAAGGACTTTCACTATTCACTCCTTGAGTGCGAATACGAGACAATGGGTACGCCAGTGCGCAACACCTACGATGCAATTCACCAGGTGGAACTGCTTGGCGAACTCTTCGACAAAAGCGAAAAGGAGCGCATCGTGGTAAGCGAGCTCACAATTGGAGATAAAACCGTGCTCGCCAAGGGTGCGATGGATATCTGCTGGGATGAGATGAAGATCATCGCAGATGTGAAGACCACAACCGCCAAGAACCTGCAATCCTTCGCCGATGACATGATCAAGCACTTCAACCATGTGCAAGCGGTGTGGTATTCCATGCTGATGGGCTGGGATCCGAAAGACTTCTACTACATCGGCGTGCCTCCAAAGGTCAAGAAGTCTGGGCAGTTCACTGATCTCTATCTATACCGGCACAACCAGCAAGAGCTCGACCATGCTTACGAGCTCATCGCAGGATTCCTCAATCAATTCGATGGCAACTATGGCAAGTAAATTCTCACAGCTCCAGCTCGACTTCATCGCTGAATACTACCCGAAGACCAAGACCGCAGAAATCGCCAAAATCATTGGCGTGTCTGAGTCATCAATTTACAACATTGCATTCAAGCTTCGCCTGAAGAAATCCGCTGAGTATCTCAGAGAAGTGCATGGCAGCAGAGTCAAGGAAGTTGGCATGAAGTACAGATTCACCAAAGGCCAACAGCCTTGGAACAAAGGCATCAAAGGAAAGAACAACGCACCAGAGCATACGCTATTCAAGAAGGGTCATGTGCCTGTCAACTACAAGCCAATAGGGTGGACTCGCATAGATGTCGAAGGCTATCACTGGACCAAGGTTGAAGAGGGGCTCAACGGCTGGGTGCTGACTCATCGCCTTGCCTGGGAGATGGAGCATGGGCCCATCCCGAAAGGCGCAATCATCCGCTTCAAGGATGGCGACAAGCTAAACTTTGACATCGACAATCTATTCATCATCGACACAAAGCAGAATATGGAATTGAACACCATCCATCGCTATCCTGAAGAGATGCAATCCACAATGAAGACAATTTCAAAACTCAAAAAAATAATCAAGAATCATGGCAAGGAACAAAATTGAACACCTAAGGGATCACCTCTTCGAAGTTATCGAAATGCTCAAGGATGGTGACATGGAAATCGACAAAGCAAAGGCCATCACTGATGTGGCCCAGACCATAATCAACTCAGCAAAGGTTGAGGTGGATTTCATCAAGACCGTGCATGGCAACGGCTCGGACTTTATACCAATGGATAAAAGACTTGAGGCATGACCCTTCGCCCCTACCAGGAACGATTCATCAACAACATCGCTGCGAGTCTGCGCAC